ATTACAATTGAATATCCCGAAGATCCGAGAGGGGACGAAAAACCACCTAGACTATTAAGCGAACATCTTGATACAATTAACAATATGTATGCTGCTGATATGACACATAAAGTGTCTTACGAAGATAATACTAAACAAGAAAGTGTTGTATGTCTTGCTAAGAATGCTTATTTTGAAGCAAGAAATCAATCTGTACTTTCACAGATTGCTGTTAGTCAGGTAGTTATGAATAGAGTACAAAGTCCAGATTATCCTAATACTGTTTGTGGTGTTGTATACGAAGCACAACTAAGTACATGGTATAAAGAAAAAATGGATAAAGAAGTACCTCTAAAACATAAATGTCAATTTAGTTGGTACTGTGATGGTAAAGCAGATATCATAACAGACATTGAATCTTATAATATTGCATTAGCTGTTGCCCATCAAGTATTATCAAAGTATACTATGAGAGATGTTACTGATGGAGCTCTTTTCTATCATGCTTATTATGTTAAACCAAGATGGGCAAAAGAAAAGATTAAAACAGTAGTTCACGAAGATCATATTTTTTACAAAGAAAGGGAATAAATTGAAAGCTGGTAAAGTATGGGGTGAGACAAGAGCTCTACTTCAGAATCCTGTTGTAGAGTTTCACCGAATTGAAGTTAATGCTGGAGGTGAATGTAGTACACATAAACATTCGCATAAGTGGAATGGATTTTTTATTGAAGAAGGTGAAATGGAAATCCATGTTTATAAAAATGACTATGAGTTAGTTGATAAAACTATTTTATATGCTGGAGACTTTATGGCAGTCAAACCAGGTGAGTATCATTTATTCAAGGCAAATAAAGATACTATAGCTTTTGAGATATACTGGCCAGAACTTTTATCTGAAGATATTCAGAGAAGGAGTGTTGGAAAAATGAATGCATAATATAATGTCAACTTCTAAGTTCAGTAAAATTATTACTGATATGGTAGAAGAAAAAGATATAACTTATATGGATGCAATCATGGACTATTGTTATAAGAATCAGTTAGAAGTAGAAAGTGCTGCTAAACTTGTTAACCAAAAAATAAAGAAACAACTAAAAGAAGAAGCTACAAAATTAAATTTTATTAAAGATGAAGAACATATATGAAGGTTTCAATGCTTATAAACTTTACTTAGCAGTTAAGAATCATTTTACAACAAGTTATGATTTTTTTAAATATAATGGTAAGGTGAATGCTAAGGAAGATAGCTTTCTTAAAAGAAAAGATAAGTTCTTCTTTGCTAAACTTCAACGAAAATATAAAGATAATGATCTAAGAGATTTATTCGTTAGTAACTTTGCTGATGGTGAAGACTTTTGGATTGGAAATGTTTTAACTCAAAAAGCTGAATCTGTTTATAATGAATGGAAAGCTAGACAGATTAAACTTTCTTATATCTTTGAACAAGACTTAAAGTTTCTAAAAGAATATTATAGCGATAGAGATTTAGATTTCAATAGTTTATTTGTTATGGAGAATGGACATCCAATATTACTTCAATGTGTTTTAAGAAATGATATATTTGTTGAAACTATGATCATTATAGATAAGACTTTAAACTATTCAAGAAGATGGAATAAAGTTTTAGATGATCCGGTTTGGACAGAGTTTAAAAAACGTATGGATAAGTACAGTCCATTTATTGAATATGATACTAACAAAGCAAAACAAATAATGAGAAAGGTGTTTGCATGAACAATGAAGTAGAGGCATATGTTGGTGAACTACAAATGTTAAGAAGTAAAGTTAAGAAACAAAAAAGAATTATAGAAGAACTTAAAACTGCACTTAATGAACAAAAACAACTGTTGACCGAACATAGATAATACATTATACTATAAATAGTTTTATATTATGAATAACGTGGACAATTTTAATACAATGCAATATAAGGAGATAAGATGTCACAATCATTTGCAGAGCTTAAACGCTCATCACAGTCCAGTCTGGACGCATTACTTAAAGAAACAAATAAGCTAACATCTAACGAACAAAGAGGTAAAGATGAACGCTTTTGGCAGCCAAGTGTAGATGCATCTGGTAACGGTTATGCTGTTATTAGATTTTTACCTGCTGCTAAAGGAGAAGATATTCCTTGGGTTAGAATATTCAACCATGGCTTTCAAGGTCCTGGTGGATGGTATATTGAAAACTCTTTAACTACATTAGGTAAAGATGATCCTGTAACTAAACATAATAATATGTTATGGAACAGAGGAGATGATGCTGGTAAAGATCAAGCTCGTAAACAGAAAAGAAGATTACTATACATTAGTAATGTTTATATTGTTAACGATCCATCTAATCCAGAGAACAATGGTCAAGTTAAACTATTCAGATATGGTAAGAAGATATTTGATAAACTTAATGAAGCTATGAACCCACAGTTCGAAGATGAGAAACCTTTGAACCCATTTGACTTTTGGGAAGGTGCAAACTTTAAGATTAAGATTCGTAACTTAGAAGGTTATAGAAACTATGATAAGTCTGAGTTTGAGAAGCCTGGAAAGTTAGATGAAGACGATTCTAAGGTTGAACAAGTTTGGGCTAGTCAATATTCTTTGAATGAGTTTATTGATCCAAGTAACTTCAAAACTTATCAAGAGTTAGAAGCTAAGTTAAACAAAGTTCTTATGACAAGTTCATCTGATGTAACAGCAGAAGATGTTGAGCTTGCACCAGAACCTACTCCATCAGTAACACCACCTAAAGAAAGTGTTGCTCCAGCTCCTGAAGAGGATGATGCTGATATGGATATGTTTAAGAAAATGCTTAACGATTAATTACATAGCTGATAAGCCAGCGGAGTAGTCGGAGGATCTACCACTATACATTGAGTCAGGATTTCTTGTACCTGGTGAAACATTTTGGCTTCCACCGTCTCCTCCTTGGGTTACATTTTGTTGTACAGAAGTTGAATTATTGTTAACGACATTCTGTGTATTATTTGGACTATTATTAACATTAGTTGACATAATAGTATTAATTTGTGGACTTCCATTTGCCATCATTGCAGTACCAAGATTATTTTTAAACGGATCCTTTTCCAACTCGCTTCTTTGCTTAGGTTCTAATTTTAAACCTTCAGCTTTCATTTCTGCTCTTTGTTTATCTTCTACTCGTTTGTCAACAATGGATTTTTCATTGGGTGTAAGCTGATCATAAGATTTTTCAGATAAAGGTACTTTTACTTTTTTTCCAAAAACATTTCCCTCTTTTCTTAAATCAACATCATCTGCTAGTTTGCTTATAACTTCATCTCGGTCTTTTTCCATTCTTTCTTGAGAAACTTCTTCACCTGGTTTCAAAGGAACTTCTTCTTCATTACCAATTCTTTTTGCAACAAAGTCTGGTAAAATAGATTTTAAATTTTCAAGAGAAAAGAAGTCTTTTATTCTTTGAAAAGTATTACCGATAGTTTCAAATACACTATCTATTTTTTCTTTTATTTTATCGCGAAAACTAATAGCTGATTCTTTAATAGAATCACTTAATGTTTTAAATTCATCTATAACTTCTGGTTTTAGTGTAAACGCTTCTTTGACTCTCAAACCAAACTTTTTAGCATCTTTTAAAAATGGAGAGTCTTGTCCTTCAGCTCCAAATAAATAATCAAATCCATCAGCCAACTTAGGTATATCACCTTTTTCAATATTAGGCAATAGTGCTAATAAATTTAATGGATTAAGTTCATCTAAAAATTGTGATACACCTTTACCAAATTGTTTTAAACTTTCTCCTAGTGTAAACTCTTCATGTCCTGGAGTTCCAGCAAATATAGCATTTTTTAATCCAGTAAACATGTTATCAACTGCTGTTGTTATCTCTGGAAAATTTTCAGCAAAAAAACCTAATTTTTCAGGTTCCATACCTTCAGGCATAGGTGGTCCTTGTACTTCAGGTTCTTTTTTACCTGGTGCAAAAAAACCTTTATCATCACCTCTAATTAATTTATTAATTACATCAGCTGCAAATACAGTACCAAATAATCCTCCAAGAGTTGAAATTCCTTTTTTTAATTTTGAAGTAGCAGCTGCTGCAGCTTCTTTGATTCCAGTACCTTCTGTTCTTTTAGATTCAGTTTTAGATTCAGCTTGAGCTGCTTCAGCAGCATCCATAGCTCTTGCTTGTGCTTCATTTGTAGCCATTGCATTTTGTAATAATGTTCCAGTATCTTGTTTTATTTTGATTAGAACTGAAAGTATTTGTTCAAAAATTGATTTTGATGGGTCAATAGATACAGCTTCAGGTGTTTCTTGTACAACTCCACCACCACCAGCAATACCACCTACACCTAATCCTGCCATCATACCAGCTGGAGACAATCCTCCTAAAGCACCAATACCACTTGGACCACCTACTCCCATTCCACTTTCTTGTTCTGGAATTTGTTGTCGATTACTTAATGCATCTATAGCACCTTTACCAATTAACCCAGCACCAACACTACCACCTCCTACAGCTGTACCAAGACCACCTTTTTTTACTACTTTAGGTGCACCACCATCAGGTGTTTTATCCTTTGGAGTAGATTTTCTAAAGTCTTTAAATCTATCTTTAGCTTTTGGAATAAGTTTTTGTAATTGTGTTCTTGCAACATTGAAACCTGTAGGTGCTAATCCAGATACCATTTTTTACTTCCTTGCATTTTGTTCTTTGATTCTTTCATTTTCTCTTTCTATATAACTAATTAGCATGGTCACATATAAATCTCTTTCAAACGGGATCATGTTTTCAAGATCCTGTAATGTATATTTATGATGTTGCATCATAGCAAAATTCGTTTGATAGTAATTAGCTAGTGAGTCATGACTCAAACTTACAAAAAAAAATCCATTAAACCATTTAGTTTATGAGTAACTTTTTCCTTACAGTTTTCACATTCATATTCTAAATCATAAGATACTTTAGGCATTGTAGTAAAAAATTTCATAAACTTATCTAAAAATTCTTTTGGAAGTTCACCAACAAAATCATCTAGTTCTTGTTTAGTATAATCATTATAAACATTATCTTTATCAAAAATATTTTCAATACAAAGTGTAATTAACTCAAACAACTCTTCACTTTTAGCAGATGTAACATCTACTTTATCAGTAAGATCTAAATTTGGATATCTGAGTTTCATTCCAAGGCCAGCATCTTCATTAATCATTAATATGTTTGAATGACCTTCTGGAATATTAACTTTTATATCTTGTATAGGTACTACAATTTTATTTAAATGATCACAACCTTCTTTAGTGTGCCTTAAATTCAATTCAATGACTTCACTAACACTTCTTGCTCTTAATTGAAGAAAGATCCATTCAACATCAACTATAGGTAGTTGTTTAACTTCTAATGGAGTTTTAACACAATTAGAAATAACTTTTACAACTGCATTAGTTATTTCTTTTTTATCTTGACCTTCTTGAGCCATAAGAAGCATTTTTTCTTCTTTAACTAAAAAAGGTCTAAAAAATATTTCTTCTCCAGTAGATGGTAATTTTGTTGAATATTCCGGTGTGACAATCTCCGGTAATGGCATTATAACTCCTTAATATAAAATAATTAAAATAATCTACTTGCTACTCTAGCAGCAGTTCCTCCACTCACAGGTCCAACTCTAGTAGCAGCATTACGAACACTATTTACAGCATTCAAACCACCTCCTAGTCCAGTCGCTACACTCCCAATTCTTCTTTGTGCACTTGCAGGAATATTTTGTAACAATCTACCACCAAAAGCAGAAAGTCCAGCACCTATTCCAGTTGTATTTAAAAAACCACCTTGGTTTTCAGTTGCACTTGATGTAAACTCTTCAGTAACTTCATCTTCAAAATACTTATAATCAAATACTACATTTAATCTTACTAGATCATTTGCAGACCAATCCATTTGAATATCTTGTATAGTTCTTGGATATGCTTCTCTTAAAGTACATCTATATACTTCCTTGAAATTTCTACCACCCTCAGGTCTAAAACAATGAATAGTCATACTACAAGTATAATTGTCTATATAATTTAAATTTCTTGTGGCTTCTGTAGGATTATTATCACCTTTAGTTCTATGTGGACCTATAATTAAATCCTGCCATAATTCAAAAAAAACCTTTTCACTATAATCCTTGGACATAAGAAATGTTGCATCAACTGGTTGATATACAGCATTAGTTGGATACTCTCTTACAAGGCCAATGTTTCCTTCTTTATAAGGTGAAGATATAATTATTCTTCCTGGCAAAGAAACTCTTTCACATCTAAAAGCTAAGTTAGTAATACCTTGTTGTTCCCAACCAACAAATTTTTCTTTTTGTTCTTTAAATGCTTTACCTATAAAGTTTGAAAACTTTCCTTTTCTACCTGAAGATGCGGCAAATGCAACATCACTAGGTGAACTAAATGTGAGCATAAAATGTGATAAAGGTGCAACACCACCTTGGTTAATTGTACCAGTGTGATTTGATCTTCCGTTTGGTGAAACTTTTCCTCCAGCCATTATCCTATCATACTCCTACTCTGTCTATAAACTGCATTTTTATTTTTCTTTACAAATCTTTCTGTTGGTAAAAATAAAGCTGTATCCCATTGATCTGCATTAATCTTAACAAACCTACTTCTAACTCTATTAACAAGATACCTCTTTACACAAGGTTTAAAAAATCTAAACTTGCTAGCTTTATTTAGCGCTTCATAGCTTATTCTTATACGTGTATCTTCATCAAATTTTTTGTCAGATGAAATAGTATATAAAGCATCCATTAATCTTGCTCTTAGCTGTGGTGGTAAGTAATGAAGATTAATTCCTAAAAAGGATCCACTATCAATTGCTCTTTGTCTAGTAAAACCTCTTTTAAATGGAAAAATTAATGGAAATCTATCATAGTAAGGTAATGTTTCTTTTAATTTTGGATCATAAAAAAAATGATACATAAATCCAACTTGAGGCTGTCTAGTGAGTTGGACGTTAGGTGCAGTTTTTAAAATTTGGTTTGGAGAAGAACTAACTGTTTGCTCAGCGAGACTTCTAAACCAATTTCTTGCACTTATAGTTCTAGCAGGAACTTGACCAGCTCTTACTCCTTCTTCAACTAACTTCTGATAAATGTATGCTACCAACTTTGTAAACCTAATTCTTTTTCTGTTATTATGACAAACTCCCAGTCTCTATCTTCACAGAACTCTCGAGCTGCTTTCCACTTATAAGTATTTATTGCAAATGTCTTAACTTCATTTATATACCTTTTAGTCTTTCTATTCTGCACTTTAGGTTCTTGAACTTGTTTATATGGTTTAACCTCAACCATTCTTGTATTAATAATTCCTTTTTTATTTCTAACCTTAACTAAAAAGTCAGGATAATATCTATGATATTTTCCATCTATTGGATGTTTATATGGTATAAAAAACTCTTCGCTTTGCCATTCTACCACATGATCATTATTATCAAAATAAATCATCATCTGTTTTTCCCAAGAACTTCGATAAATAATATTAGTAGGATCACCTTTATATTTTTTAGGGTTCTTTGGTTTAAACAATCCTTTGTATTTTGAGAAGATCATACACTATTTTATAAACTTTTAGAAAGAAAGTCAAGTAAAAATGTCTATAATGTCAGCAGGTTTTGGAAGTAAAAGTGGTCAGCTAAAAGCTAATGCTGCAGCTACTAGAAATACAGGTCCAGGATCTACTGCAAGTTTCATGGAAGCAGGTGGTCAACAAAGAGCTGCAACTGGAGCTGCACCTTTAGAACAAACACCAATGGGGACTCCTGATGTTGGACGAGACAGAGGTGGATTACCTTCAGCAAAAGATGAATCTGGACCATTAGCTAGATTAAATAATCCAAATAAGTTTAGAACTATTACATATCCAAGAAACGCTGATGCTGTTGATCATTACATGACTATAAAGGCATTTGAAACTCAATTTTTTCCAGCTTTTGGAGGACAAAGAGAAAATTCAAATACATTAGGTAGAGTTATTTTACCAATGCCTTCAAATTTAATTGCTGGATATAGCCAAGAATATAAAAACGAACAACTTGGAGTAGCTGGTCAAATACTAGGTTCTGCATTAAAAGAACAATTTGATGCTGGTAAAATGACTGGTGCATTAGATGCAACAAGAACAGCATTACAAAACCCAGGATTACAGACAGGAAAAGACGCAATCAATAAATCATCAGATTTTATAGCTGGAACTATTAGATCCTTATCAAGTAAAATAAATGAAGGAGTTGTTAGATCGGTTGCACTTGCAGCTGCAAAAGATGGTGCAGCTACTTTAGCTGGAGCTGCTTCATTAGGATTAGGAGGTGCTGCACTTGCAGCTGGAGCTTCAAAAGGTATTGAAGCGTTTGCAGCTTCACAAGGTTTAGCTAGAAACCCTCATGCAGCTGTAATGTATGACTCTCCAAATTTTAGAGCATTTAATTTTCAATGGGAACTTAGACCTAAGAATTATTACGAAAGTATACAAATAGCAAGACTTGTTGCATTTTTTAAATATTATAGTGCACCAAGTTTTGCAGAAGGTTATAGTAATCACTTTTTTAAGTATCCAAATCAATTTAAACTAAAAATAAAACATGATGAATTTATGTTTGCTTTTGGAGAATGTATTTTAAAGAATTTTGAAGTTGATTATCATGGTGAAGGAACACCACTATATTATGATGCTGCAGGTAGTACTAGATCAGCAAATAGAAGATTAAAAGCACCAGCAGTTGTAAAAATAAGTACAGAATGGCAAGAAACTTCAATTGTAACTAAAGAAGCTATTGAAAGAGAAGGTAGATAATGGCATTTTATTTTAGACCATTTCCTAAAGTTTTTTATGATGTAAAAAAACAAAATAATAAAGATTCAGTGTTGACTAATATCACTGCAAGGTTTAAAGTAAGAGATATACTTAAACAAAAAGCTGCTATATTTTATGATTATACTGTTAAAGAAGGTGATACTCCATCAAATGTAGCATTTAGATATTATGATGATGAAACATTAGATTGGGTTATACTTTTGATAAATGATATAGTTGATCCTTATTACGATTGGCCATTGAGCTATAATACATTTGTTGAATTTATGAAATCATTATATGGAAGTGTTGATACAGCTATGGCAACAACTTATGAATATAGAAAAATTTTAAACAAACAAAGCCATCTAATTGATGGTACTGTCATTCCTGAAAGAACTGTAGTTGTAGATCTAAACACATATAATAGTTTAGCTCCAGCTGATAGAAGAGAGATAGATGCATATGAATATTATGAAGAGCAAAATAATTTGAAAAGAAATATAAAAATATTAGATAAAAGATATTTAGGATCAATAACTTCAGAAGTAGAAACTATATTTAGTTCAGTCTAAAATGACAAGTAATAAAGTACATCCTCATGAAATAGATTCTTTATCTATTCAGTTAATTAGTTTTGATGAAACTAGTGTAATTGACATTACAGATATAGTACCACATTTTAATATCTATGAAAGTGTTTTTGACATTTATGCAACATGCGATTTAATTGTAGCAGATGCTAACCATCTTTTATCTAAACTTCCAATTGTTGGTGAAGAATATGTTGTTTTTAGATACAGGACTGCTGGTTTTACTGCAAGTAAAGAAGAGTATGAGTTAAGAGTTAGATCATTTAAAATTTATAAACTTAGTGAAAGAGCAGAAGATAATGAAGCAACTAATAGATACAAACTACATGGAATAGACGATCATTTTTTTGTTAATGAAGGTCATAACATTAATCAAAGTTTTGTTGGTCAAAATTGTATAGCAGCTTGCGAATCAGTATTCAAGAGTTATTTTGTAGATCCAGTAGAATTTAGACCGTTTGACAAAACAGGTGCTAAACAAAATCTTGCACCAAAAAACTTAGTCAACAATCAAAGAGAAATATCTAATAAAAAATATGAGACTTCTAAAGATTTTCAATCTCAAAATAATTCAACTTTGATAGCACCTGGATTAACACCAATTGAAACTATAACTTATTTAAAAAATGAAGCTCTTAACAAAGATCAAAGCGACACTAGTAATTATGTATTGTATCAAAATGTAGAAGGTTTTCAATTAAGAACATTAAGTCAGTTAAAAAATGGAGATGTATTTTATAGTTATTATTTAAAAGATATGGGAGTAAATGATGTTGGAGAAGTTGAAGAAAATAGAATTGATCCAACAACTATGAGCCTAAGAAATAGTATTTTAACATATAATTTTAGAAAAACATTTGATACTATGAATAATCTTGAATTAGGAATGTATGGTAATAGAGTTGTTGCAATTGATTTATTAACTAAAAAATATGATGAACGAATATTTTCATATAACACTGAATGGCCAAATTTATCTCCAATAGAGTCTGGTCCAAATGCTGCTAAATTAATGAGTGACGCTGAGCAAAATATGTATAGCAAAATTGGATCAACACAAACAAGATATATTGCAACTGAATTATTAAGTAATATGATACCAACTGGAAATCCAACACAGTTTTCAAAAAATGAACATCCATCTTACAAACAAACACCATATTTTTATCCAATAGATAAAGAGGATCCTGATGAAATGTTAGATAAATTAAATGGAACTTTAAAGAATGAGGATGCAAAGTTTAGAATGGTTGGTTTTGTAAGAGATGATAATAAACTCAAAAATCCTAAACTTAGACATTTGAAGATAGATAAAGAAATAGGATCCTTGGCTACACTCGATAACATAGTACTAGATATGACTGTTCCTGGAAACAGCGATTTGATGGCAGGAGACATAATTCATGTTTTTATTCCAGATTCACATCAAAAAGAGCAAAGATATTTAAATAATCTTGGACAGGTTGAGCCAAGAATGTTAGTTATTGATGTTAGACAAAGTTATCTAATGTCATCAGGAACTTATACAACTATGATAACTTGTGTAAAAGATAGTTTAAATATTAGTATTGAAAAAATTTCACAGATAGGTAAAGACAGTGGCTAGTGATAAAATTAAAAAACAATATCTAGGATTAAGTGGATTTGTTTGGTTTTTTGGAGTTGTAGAAAATGTTTTAGATCCACTCAAACTTGGAAGAGTTAAAGTAAGATGTTATGAATGGCATACTCCAAGTAGAGGTGCTATACCTATATCAAGTTTACCTTGGGCTCAAGTTATTATGCCAGCTAATAATGCTAGTATATCAGGTGTTGGTACTTCTCCAAATGGTTTAAAACAAGGAAGTTGGGTTATAGGATTTTTCTTAGATGGCGAAGCTGCACAACAGCCAATGATATTTGGATCCATTCCAGGTATTCCTAGTCATGCTGCTCACAAAGATAATAAAGGTATAGGTTTTAATGATCCTGAAGGAAGATTTCCAACAGTTGCACATGAACCTGATACTAATAGATTAGCTCGTAATGATGCCAATAATGCTCATGTTGTTATAGCAGCTAAAAATAATTCTAAAACTTCTAATGTAACTATAGCATTATGTGGTGGTGAAAAACCAGCAGCAAATAATTGGGCAGAACCAAATAGTCCTTATGCTGCTGTGTATCCAAATAACCATGTTTTTGCAACTCAAAGCGGTCATATAAAAGAATATGATGATACGCCAAATAATGAAAGGATTCATGAATACCATAAGTCAGGGACTTTTTATGAGATTGATAGTCAAGGTGTTAAATCAACTAGGATAGTAGCAAATAATTATACAGTAGTAGCAAAGAATGATCATGTTTATATTGGAGGTGTTTGTAATCTCTATATTGGTGCAAACTGTAATACATTTATTTTGAAAGATTGGAATATAGATGCAAACAATGTTAATTTGAGAGTAAGAAACAGCTTCAAAACAACTGCAAATACTAAAGATCTTACAGTAACAGGAGATAGTAAAGAAACAGTTACTGGAACAACACATATCACAAGAGCAGCACTTAATGAAACTTCAGCTGCAACTAGTCAGAGATATACTGGTAACTATACAGTAAGATATGATCTTACAAGTGAATTTCATCACGAAGGAGATAGAAAAACATTTAGAGGTAAAGACGATTATGCTAGACACGATACAGGTGTTGATTATAGTTGTCCTTCTGATCCATCAAGAACATCAGACGAGAATTGTGATGATTTAACAGTACCTACAGTACCAACTTCAGCAACTGCAGTAGCTAATACTGATAGAACAGATGATGAAGTACAAGAAGCTAAAGACTCTCTTGGAGATTAATACCAACAATTGATATAAATAATGTAAAAGGAGATAATTATGGATATACATGAAACTTTAGTAAGTCTTTTCAACACATACACAAATGAGAATGAAAAGGCTGTATCAGGAAATAAAAGTGCTGGTACTAGAGCTCGAAAAGCATTGAGTGAGATTTCGAAACTATGTAAAGATAGACGCAAAGAGATCCAAGATATGAAAAATAATTAAGAGGAATAAATGTCACAGTTTCCAGTCATTAATAATATTGTATTTAAAGATTTTGATACATTATTTGACATACATCCAGTTACACGAAAACTTAATGTTTTAGTAAATGAAAAAGCTGTAGCTAGATCTGTAAAAAATTTAGTTTTAACAAACAAAGGTGAAAGACCATATCAACCATTTTTAGGATGTGATGTAAGAAACAGATTATTTGAACTTAATGATAGATTTACAGAAGATGAAATAGTAGAAAATATAACTGAAGTAATCAATGAATATGAACCAAGAGCTGAATTAATTGATGTAATAGCTGATGTTAAACCAGATCAAAATGCAGCAGATGTAACTATTACATTTAGAGTTGTAAATCAAACAAGAGAAACAAGTATTAATTTCTTTTTAGAGAGAGTTAGATAATGGGTGCAGCTAATAGTACAATTAGAGTTACAGATTTAAATTTTAATAATATAAAAACTAATCTTAAAGCATTTTTAAGAGGTAAACCTCAGTTTACCGATTATGATTTTGAAGGAAGTGCATTATCTAATCTAATAGATCTTCTTGCTTACAATACTTATTATAATTCAATATACACTAACATGGTTGGTAATGAAATGTTTCTTGATAGTGCACAAATTAGAAACAATGTTGTTGCTAGAGCTAAAATGTTAGGTTATACTCCAACGTCTTCAAGAGGATCTTCTGCAACATTAAATGTTACTATCACTCCTTCTAGTAATGTTACAAGTGTTACAATTCCAGCTAACACTTTATTTACTTCAAGTATAGATGGTATTCAATATAAATTTACAACACCTGAGAATTATGTGTTATTACAATCAACTGGTTATACTAGTAACTCTGTTGTTATAACTGAGGGAGAACCATTACAAGAAAGAATAGGAGTTGATACTTCTACTGCTCAAAGATTTATTTTAAATAATCCTAATATAGATACAACATCTATTAAAGTACAAATTCAAACAGGTGGATCCAATACAGCTTTAAGAACATTTACTGAAGCAACTAATATAGTTGATGTACAAGCAAATAGTCAAGTTTATTTCTTACAAGAAAATGAAGATGGAAAATATGAATTACTATTTGGTGATAATGTTCTTGGAAAAGCATTAGACAATGGAAATATCGTCATTGTTAATTATAGAGTAGTTAATGGATCCTCTACAAACGGTGCAAATAATTTTGTAGCACCTAGTGCACTTGGTGGTGAAGCATCATTCACAGTATCAGTTGCAAATTC